GCCGCCGTGGTCTGGCCCGTGGCGGGGCTGTACCCGCCTGGAGTTACCCGCCGAATGACCATGGCTTGAGGTGCATTGGTCAGCGCGAACCCCTTGGCTACGGCGTTGGCGGATAATGTGCGGATATCTAGGGTCACTTCCTCAACCCCTAACCAACTGTATGCCGCCTTCCGGCGCAATCAGTCCCTTGAGCATGTCGGTAATTATTCTGAAATTTGTTCTGCGCGGGGCTCCGGCTGCCCAGGCCAGGGACACGGCCCCGGCAACAGAAATAGAGGTCAACATGCCGTCGCGGGTATCGTCGGGCTGGAGTATCCCGGCTGTCTGCAATTCGCGGTACGCCGCTTCGCACAAGGCGTTGACCACGACCTGGGGCACGTCGTCTGTATCAATGGCGTAGCCTTCGCGGTCGTACATGCCGTAGCGGGGCCAAGAGAGGGGATTGTCCCGGGCGGTTTTGACGCCATTCCAGGGCAGTGCTTCCATGTAGTTCATGGCCCGGAGGATGGCCGGTTCAGCGTCTTCATCTGAACCAAGCCAAGCGCTATTGCCGCGAGCAACGTGGTACGCCGTGACTGTAGCCAGCGAGGCGTAGCTATTGGCTCCGGTGACGACGCTTCCGTCTTCGATTATCAGCGTCATAGGCTACCCCTGCACAAAGGCGGCGTCTGGCCGCCCGAAAAGTTTCAGGGTGTTCCCACTCATCGAGCGTATTTGACTGGCATAATTGCCTTTCATCGCTTGCCATCCCGGAAGGTAACCCACATAGGAACCATCAAGCGGGACACCGACAAGGACAACCCGCTTAAATCCCCAAACCTGGAGGGCGTATTGAGCCGCAACCATGGTTGAGCTTCCATGCTCGAATGGAACAGGCCACGTTGTGACAAACCCAAGCATGATGCGCGGGGACCAAAGTTCAGGCCCGGGCCTCTTCTTTGCCCACTCGACAAGCATTTCGACGTGGAACGAAACCCAAAATCGGAACCCACACGGGAACAAAAGCCCAGCGCGGTTGACGCAACAGACCTCATGCGGTCCCGGCCTGAGTTTCCAGAATGCTTCAAGGTCATCCCATTTCCCCGGCGAATCGCCTACAACTACACAGATTTCGGCTTGCGGCCCGGCTTCTTCTTGGCTTCCGGTTCCGGCTGTAGTTCCGGTTCCGATTCGGCCAAAGGGTCACTTGCGACCTCTTGACCTTCCGCCAAACGGAAGCCGCCGGTGGCCTCATCCTTTTCAAACTGTTGGACCTCGACCGGCTCCAGGGACCATCCACCCCTGTTCAGGCGCTCTTGCGCGTCGATGGCAAAGCATTGATCAGGTTTGCCAGTTTTCATGTTGTAGACTGTGACTTTATCTCCGGCGGGTGCTTGCACTTTCATGTCGGAACCTCCTTACATTGGAGGGGGCCGAAGCCCCCTCTTGTTCGACTTTCCTAGCTCATGGTCACGCCCAGCTCATCAAGCACAACCCACTTGGTTGAATTGCTGATAAGCGTAAGCGTTTCATTTGCGGCGTTGAACGTGGCCGTGGTTCCGGAACTCTGTCCGGATACATTGGTCAAGGCCAGCGTTACGGCGTTTGTTGAGGTGGTCGAAACCATTTCAATAACCAAGAACTGCCCGCCACGAGAGGGAGCGGCCAGGGTTATTGCATAGGTTCCCGATGCAGGGCCGGTGAGCTTGACGTGGTTACTCGTCAGGTCGATAGCGTCAGCGGCAGTGATGGTCTGCACTGCACCTGCCAGCGTAGCGCCAAGGACTGTGCCACCAGTGATGGCTACCGCGCTAGGCTCTTGGGTAGCCATAGCCCCCAGGGTCAAATCCTTGAACTGCTTGACCCCGGTTGCCGGTTCAGTGTGTGCCTGTACCTTTCCTGGATTGTCTGCGCTCATGACACCCCCCCGTTAAAACGGCACACAATAAGCCGTGTAGTTGATCCCGGTGGATATTCCGCCACCGGCAGCGACGGTATACAGGCGGATGTACCTGTAATAGGTGCCGTCCTGTTCGTTGTCGAAATAGATTTTGTACCGACCGGTGCCGTTGTCAGCGTTGCAATCGGTTCTTTTCACCTCGGCGGCAGAAAGATTGATCGCGGCAAGCTCCACGATGGCCGTATCCGTAGCGAACGCGGCAACTGTGGAACCCTGAACAACGATGTCGTAGATTTCGTTGTCTCCGTCGATGTCCAGGGCGGTCACGTCAATGATCATCATGCCCCGGAAAAGGCCGGTGCCCACATCCACAACCTTTGCGGCAGAATCGACCTCTGCGGCGGCGGAAGCGGTGATGGCTCCGGCGTCCTTGAACTCCAAGTTCGCGTCAAAAGTCCCGTTCGGGGCTCGCTTGGCTCCTGTAACAGCCATTTTGTTTCCCTCCTTACGCGGTCACGGCCGCATTGCTGATGCCTGCCAGGCGGGCGGCGGCGCGGCCATGAAACACGGCCAGACCGGAATACCATTCAACGCGGGTCCGGTAGCAGGGCTTGGTTTCCAGCTCTCCCAGGTCTGTCACAACGGGGTCACTGTTCTGGATGCCTTCGAGCATGCCATCGCCCATGGAGACGCAGTAAATGGAAGTTGCCTTCGCCGTGGAGCCAGTGGAAGCCACTTCATCGAAGGCAAGGATGTCGTCGCCATTCTGGTCCTTGTCCACGATCAGAATAGGAAGATCGTTGTACTGCGCGATTTTGCGGCCGAAAGCGTCCACATCCCAGGTGATGAACCCGCCGACGCTGTACGTTCTGGCGGCAGTGGTCAGCCTGCGGCGCATGGACTTGCTCATGATGAGGTGAGTCGGGTTCTCGACCCTGTCGATCAGCTCATCCAACTTGGCCAAGGAAAGTGCGTCGCCGCCGTCGGTGGTGCCAGCATAGAAGAGCTGGTCACCCACGAGCCGGACCTGGAGGCCATCGAAACCCCGGGGATCAGTTGTGGCCGAACCCTTGACAAACTGCTTTGTCCAGGCCAGGGCCAAAGCCTTGACCTTCATTGCTTCCTGAACCGCGCGATGGTCTTCGCCCATGGTGGATACGATGAACTTGTCAACGTCCAGATCGCCACCGGCAATGACCAGCGACTCGGTTTCCGGGTTCAGGACGCCGGTTGATTCAGTGTATCCCTCGTTCACGCCACGGAAGCCCACGCCCGGAAGGGTCTCTTCGCGGACGTACCTGTAGGCGTTCCCGGTGATGTCCATGAACGGCAGAGCCATCATGATGTCGCTTGACCGGGCATACATCTCGATAATGGCTCTCTGGATTTGATATTGAGTCCGCTTTGCGGCCTCAACAAGAGTCAAAGCCATAGTGTTGCTCCTTTACTTAATCCCGGCCTTCCGAGCTGCAATGATGCGCTCTGTGGGCGCGAGGTCTTGAAGATTGATTCCGTTTGTTCCGCTTCCGCTTGCCCTGGCCCCGCCTCCAGCCTTGGCGGAAGTGTTGACCAGGTTCTTGTTCTCCGGCAATTCAAGGAACGCCTTGACCGCCTCGGAAGCCGGCAGCGTCTTTTCCACGCGCTTGTCACCGTCCAAGACGTGCACCGTGGTTTTCGGCACGTACTGCCCGGTGGGCTTGCCTTCATCGTCAAGGACAGGTTCGAGTATGGTTCTCCCCGCAAGGAGCCCGTGAACCTGCTCTGCGCTGTAGGCTCCTGCCTCTTGCGCGGCCCCGAACAGCGCTGCCTTGACCGTGCTTTCTGTGAAGAGCTTCTTGTACTGGTCCGCCTCTGCGCGGATTTTGGCCTTGTCGGCTTCTGCCTCGTCTCTGGCCTTCTTGACCGCCTTTGCGGCAAGCTCCTCTTTGGTCATGACTTGGCTTTCTAGTTCATCCACGCGGGCCTTGAGCTGTGTACGCTCGTCATCGGAAAGCTGTTTTGATTTCAGCATGCCGTTCATCTGGTCGATGAGCTTTTGCTTTTCGGCCTTGATCGCCACGTTGGTTTTCTTCAAGCCTTCGATGTCGGATTCAGGGACAACGCCGCCTTCCACGTCAAGCACGAAAACATTGTCCTTCTGGACGTACAGAGAGCGCAGTGCCTCAGGCACGGTGTTCAAATCGGAAACCTTGAATTGTAGAGCCATGGTCCCCTCCTGGGGATTTGCGCCACGAGCCTTACGCGGCGGTAAAAGATCAAACGGGAAACCCCCAAAAAAACCACAAATCAAACAGATTTGCGGGCAACGATACATGAGATGGGCGGGGTATTATAGTAGGGGTTTTCTTTGCGGAGAAACTACTTTTCTCTGTGGAGAAACAAAGGCCAGGACATTGATTGCGATACCACCGGGGGATCATACCGCCCCTCTTTTTGCCCTTCGCCCGCCTGGCTTTTCAAACTATTTTCAAAATATTTCATAACTACTCAATTTTATTTGATATAAAAAATTAAAAAAAACTTAAAAAAAGCTTGACAAACGGATACAACATGGATATATTGGTATCCAACAGGAGGGCAATCCCGCCCGATCCATCCAAAGCCGCCGGGCAATCGCCACGGCGCAGGACAGGAGAGAATCATGAACAGACTGGAAAACCTCACCGCTCAGATCAGACAAATTTGCCTGGACCACGCCGACGAAATTAGCAGCCTTCCGCGACGCGGACCGTCCGGAGGCACTAACGCTGCCAACATCCCCGGCTGGACGCACTCCCCAAACGGGACAATTACCAGGGCCGCAAACCTCGCTCTCTGCCCGGTGCTCCCCTATTGGAGTGGGAGTAATCCGACGCCAGCTTCCGCAATCCCGAGCGTCATCGTTGATGAGGTCGAGGCTGTGTACAGAAAAATATTCAGCAAGGGTCTGGAATCGTGGGAATA